ATAGTGGAGGATATACTCAATCTACTATCCGAAAAGATCTAGTTCAAGTTACTTTAGAGATTGCTGCTTTGCTTTATAAGGGTAAAGATCAAATTGGAATTTCTAGTAAGTCTTTCTCAGATGGGAGTGCTGCTTTTTTCTCTGACAAGTTATCTACTTGGGCAAAAGCAGTGATAGCTTTCTACTCTAAACCAGTAAGAGGATAACAATGAGTAATGAAAGAGAAACTATTCTTAGCGATATAGTTACTTTGTTAGAAGGAATTAGGAAACCAACTTTTAACTCTTCACCTGCAGTAAGCAGGAAACGGGAACATTGGATAGATACAAATCGGTATCCAATTCTATTCGTTGATGAAGGAGAACTAGAACAAGTAGCAGATATTTGCTTTGGAACAGTTCAAGGAATTTTAACCATTCAAATTCTAGGGAGAATTCAAGGAGCATGGGAAGTATTAAATGCATTGATTGAAGATGTCAGAAAGAGAATTGATTCTGCTGATAACACTCGTTTTGAGTTTACTAACTTAAGAACAGTTCAATCAGTAGCAGATCCATCTTCAGATCTCAAAGAATTTGAGTGTAGAGTCAACGTGGAATATTTTTATCAGAGAGGATCAGCATGATAACATTTATAATAGGGATGATTGTTGGAGCAGTAGTTTTGGAAGCAGTCAAATATTTCTACAAGAAATATGTTATAAAACAATAGGAGGTTATTCAAATGGCTCTTTACAGAGGACGAGAAGGATCATTAAAGTATGGCGTTGTTGGATCTGGAACTGCAGTCCAACAGGTTTCTGACTGGAAGATAGATTCTTCAATGGAAATTCTAGATGGAACATCATTAGGCGATACATCTAAAGTGAAAGTAACTGGACTTGGAGATTGGAAAGGAAGTTTTTCAGCTTTCTTTGATAATCAATCAGTTAACACACAGCAAGCAGCTCTTATTGCAGCAGCTTTAGCTGGAACACTTTTGACTGGTGCTACATCTGTTACTTTCTATCTAACTGCAGCTAAGTACTTTTATGGTGATATTATCATCACTGGAATGAGTGTAACAGTGGCAGTTGGAGATCTAGTGAAGATTGCTTTCACGTTTGAAGGATCTGGCCCATTAGCATTAGCATAAGCAAAATAATATAGGAGGTTTTAACATGAGCCTTTTTAAAGGTAGACTCGGAGAGTTGTATGCTTGGAATGGTGTATTCACAAATGCACTAGCTGAAGCTTGCACAGAAAACTATGGAAGCGATCCTACGAAAGCTCAAATAACAGATACTACCAAACAGTTGTTATCTCCAAACGAAGTCCAGACTTTTTCATCTTCTAATGGGAAGAATGTTATTGCTATTGATTATCTAAATGGAGTGGCAACCTTTGATGGCGACGTCTCTTCTGCTATAGTTACAGCTGATAGTATCAACTATATTGATGATAGTGATATAGAATTGATTGGTAATATATATGGCTGGAAACTTGATTCTAGCATGGAGATTTTAGATGGAACTTCTCTTGGAGCAACATTCAAATCAAAGATTACTGGGCTTGGAGATTTCAAAGGATCTGCTGATGCATTCTGGTTGAATGATGACTGGTTTATTAAGTTTATCGCTGGAAGTGTTTACTACATGAAATTTATCATTGATTCAATTGGTGGACCTGGAGCAAGAGTTGGATTTCATGGATTTGTTATCATCAGTGGACTTTCGCAGAATACTCCAGTTGGTGAATTAGTGAAAGAAACACTCACACTAGAAGGCTATGCAAACTTGGCTTATTCAGATGTGATGTAAACTATGAAGAAGAGGGAGGCTTGGCAAATGAATATCAAAGACATTCTGATCAAAGAAGAGAAGACTACGTGGATTAAATACATCGATGATTTTGAAGTGAAAATTAGATTTGTCCCAAGAGGAGAAATGACTCGAATGTTCGAGAGAAGTAAAAGTATCACTTGGGATAAGAGAGATCACACTAAAGTAGAGAAAGTGGACTCAGATATCTTCTATAAGAACTTTGTTGACAAAGTTATTATGGACTGGAAGGGACTAAAAGCATCAACTCTAAAGAAGATGCTTCCAATTCAGGTTACAGATGAGAATCAGGAGATTCCATTTACTCCAGAAAATGCATACGAACTCATACGCGGTGCTTATGACTTTGACTTATTTATCAATAATGCTGTTGTTGATTTAGAAAACTTTGATAGAGAGAAGTCAGAAGCAGAAAAAAAAATCTAATCGAGTACGGAGAGTGGTTAAGAAATCACCCAAACTTCACTGAGAATTGTGAATTATGTGAGATAGCTTATCAACAACATAAGCAATTTACTCCGTGTGAGACTTGCAAAGAAGCCCCTCCAAATGTCCTACCTGAGAACTACGAAGCTCTACTTGTTTACGATCTGTGCAAACTCCAATTGATTCTAACAGCTGATGGTCCTGCAATTTCTATTAGATTAGAAGCTATCAAGACAGCTATGGATCTATTAGATATTGAAGATCAATTATATACTGCTAGAAAAGTTCTAGGTTTTGTAGAAGAGTTGTATAGAAGAGATAAAGAATCAATGGAAGGTGCAACTATGGGGAGTCAAGATGCCAATTAAGTTTCAATCTAAAGATGTTTTAGATAAGCTTGAAAAGAATGCAGATAAATTTCGAGGAGATCTTAAGAATGCAGTTGATAGAGCAGTAAAGAAAGCAGAGTATATTTCAAAGACAGAATTTCTATCTGGCCCTCGTCCAGATATCTTAGCACCAGTTACAGGGAACTTAAGAGCTTCTGTTAGAGGAACAATGATAGAAGAAGCTAATACTGTTAAAGGGATATTATCTGCTGGTCCGTTGCCATATGCTGCTATTCACGAGCTTGGTGGAATGGCTGGTAGAGGAAGAAGAGTTTACATCAAACCAAGACCATATCTAAGACCAGCTCTAGAAAGAGTTAAATCAGATTTAGAAAATGAGATTACTAAAGTTATAAAGGAGCTACAGTCATAAATGGAGAAACTAACTTATAGCATTGAAGTTCAAGATAATGGAACTGCTGTTATCAAGAACTTTGCGGCTCAAGGAAAAGATGCATCTACTTCTATGGAAGGTATGTCAACTTCCTTAGATAAGAGTGCTGGTGTGTTTGGAAAAATGAGTGAAATGGCTAGTGGTGCTTTAGGGAGTATTGGAAAACTTGGTGGTGCTCTTCCTGGGATAGTAGGAAACTTTGAAACTCTTGGTAGGATGATTGAGAATGTATCTAAAGGTATATCTGCTAGTGGAGAGGGATGGAAGCTTACTCTTGCTGGTATTGGTCAGGGAATGACTAACTTTGCTACTCTAATACTTACTCTTGTTGGTGGAAGTATTCAAAAAGTATTAACAAGTCTTGGTGTTCTTCCTGAAGTTGAGAAGACTACTACTTCAATGTTTGAAAGAATTAAAACTAAAGTAGATTCAGTAGCAAATAGTATGGTTGAGTCAGTAAGAGGAGTTGCTCCTAATATCACAGATCTTGTTACTAGTGCTGTTAAAGGATTACTTTCAATAGCTGATAGAGCTTTTGAAACACTTAAAAGTGCTGCAGTTAAAGCATTTGAGTATGTTAAAGGAGTGATTTCTAAAGCTTGGAGTGCAATCAAAGGGTTAGTTAGTAAAACAGATGAGACTATGGGGGAGACAATATTAGCAAATATAAAGGCAGGAAGAGCAGCAAAAGCAACTGCAGCATATGAAAAGATATCAAAACAAACTCCAGAAGATGTTCATAAGATGGCTGAAGCTATAAAAGCTGAAGGAAAAGCAGCAGAACAAGCAGCTGAAGGACATAAGAGTTGGAGTAGAAATTTAGCTGAAAGTCTTGGTATAGTTAGTAAAGGACAAACAACACTAGAAAAGTTCTGGACAGTTCTTAAAGAGATGGCTAAGGGAGCAGCAGCTGGAGCAGCACTTGGTGGAGCTGGTGGTCCTACTGGAGCAGGTGTTGGAGGAATTTTTGGTACTGTTCTCGGTGGTATGTCGGGAGCAGCAAATGCAGCAAAAACAGCAGCATCTGCAGCAGCAATATCTTGGGGAGTGTTAGTTGGAGAAATTCTAGCAGCTTTTTATGCTCTAAAGAAATTCTTTGATCTTGCAGTAGCTGGTGCTGTAACAGTTAAAGTAGCAGAATCATATAAAAGAATGTTTTCAGATATGCCTGAGTTTCTAGATAGAATGAATAAAGCAACTATGGGAATAGTTGATGATACACAGTTAATGCAAAGAGCTACTGAAGCTGCATTTAGAGGACTTAAGCCAGATCAAATAATACTTATGTTTAATGCTGCTGCTGAAGCCTCTAAACGTTCAGGTGTATCAATGGAAGAATCAATTGATGGAGTTTTTAATGCTGTTAATAATCTTCAGACTTTAGGTTTGAGAAAGTTATTTGGAACTGAACAGCAAACTGTAATGGAGCAATATTCACTAAAGATTAACAAACTAACTACAGACTTTGATGATTTTGACAAAAGACAAGCTATACTTAATTTTCTTGTAAGAGAAACTTCTGATGGTATTAAAGTTCAAGCAACTGCTATGGAAGATTTAGCAAGTGGAGTTCTAGGATTGAAGAAAGATCTTGGAGAACTTTGGGAATCAGTTAAAACTGTTGCTGTTGTTCTTGCTGGAGTTCTAGTAGAAGCTGTTAATCTAGTAAAGTTAGCATTTCAAGAAGTCGGAATAGTTGTTAGTGGATTTATGGTTGTGCTTTATAAATTTCTTGATGTTATTACTTTAGGTAAAGCTGGATATGGTGAGATGGCAGAGAAGATAATGGATTATAATATCCAGCTACAAAAGAGTGCTTTAGAAACAATGGTGAAATTAGGCAAGGTTCCATTAGAAATGGCAGAAGCTACAGCTGGCAAGCTTGCAGAGACAGCTACTGGAGTTCCTGTTGCTGGTGCTGGTGGTCCAGCAATGAGAGCTGCAGCTGAAGCTAGAGTTGAAGAAGCTAAAGATCTTGCTCAAAGAGTTCTAGATGAAAAAGAGAAAACTAAAATAACAGCTGAAGAAACAACAAAACAAGAAGCAATAGCAAAAGAATATTATGACATGCTTCAAACTCTTGAAGAGAAAAGCTTTGAACTTACTGCAGATGGAATTGAAAGAGAATATAAACATCTTGAGAATGAGTATAATAGATATGTAGATATTGCTGAAAGAGCTCATCATGATGTACTTGAGATTGATAAATGGTATGTTGTAGCTAAAGAAGCATTAGATAGAAAAGCTGCAACAGAAACAATAAAAACTAGAAAAGAAGAGATGAATAAAGCACTTGATATTCAAAAACAACAAGCTGATATATATAAGACTCAAGTAGCTGATATAGAAAAGCAAGTAGTAAATGTAAAAGAATTATATGCAGAGAATGTAAGACTTGTAGGAACTTATGACCAACAGAAAGATTTGATTGCACGAATTACAGAAGAAAGAATAAGACAAGTCAAGATAACACAACCAAACAATACTTTGGCTGCTCAACAAGCAACATATCTAAAACAGAATCAAGCTATACAACAAGCAACTCTTCCATTTCAAACTCTTGGTGTTACTTCGTTGAAAGATGAAGTTACAATACTTGAGAGAAAGAAAGCAGCTCTTGCAGAAATTAGACGACTATATGAAGCTGGTTTAGCAACACAAAGAGATCTTCTTAATGCTACAATTGCTTATGGAGAAGCTGCTGAGAAAGCATTTCCAAATACTCAAAAGATGTATAGTGATTTACTTGAAGAGAACAAGAATAAACTTGCAGATATTGATAAGATGCAAGGAGATGCTAGTGTAAGAAACAAAGCAAGAGCAGAAGAATCATCAAGATTTGCTGCTGAAGCTGCAAGAATTGCTGCAATAGAAAAACCTTCTCCAGCAGATATTAAAGCCGCAGCAGATAAGTACAAACCATCTACTGATGCATTTGAGAAGTATAAAGCCTTAGTAACTGAACCTCTAATTATTCCTCCTCCTAATACAGTAGCACTTGAAGCAAAAATCAATGAAATGGTTCTATTGATTAAGAAAATAGAAGAAGCAACTAAAGATATGAAACTTAGTATAGATACTTCTGAAACTATGGCAAAACTTGATGCTTTAAAGACCAAAATTGAGAATCTAAAAGCTCTAATGGGTGGTTTAGGAGCTGGGATGTCTGCTATAGGTAGTATGACAAGTGTTACTTCATTTGAAGGAGAAGGTTCAACTAGAAAACCACTTTCAGAAAAGATTCAAGAACTTATAGGAGAATTTGGTAGTCTTGAAAATGTTGCATCAGCAATAGAGTCGAGGATTCAATTTGTTGGAGCATCTGCTGAGTTTACAAAATTACAAGCAAAACTAGCTTCAGTTGAATCTTTCTTTCCTGGATTATCAAATGTTGTTCAATTAACACAAGCTGGATGGACAATTGCACAGAATATACCACTTTGGATGCAACAACAAGCAATGGCAATTCTTGATATCAAAACTGCAATGGAACAGAGTCGCTTGAAGATGCTTGAATATAATATTCTAGGAAATTATCAACATGGAACTCCTTATGTTCCTGCAACAGGTTTGTATAAATTAGATGTAGGTGAGAGAGTAACCCCTGCTAATCAGAATACAACATTTGGAAACATCTCTATCAATGTTCCTCCTGGAACTACACAGTCACAGGCTAGAGCTATTGCAGATGAGTTAGTTAAGCTTATGAAGTATAAACGAGCTGGAGAATTTGGGAGAGCTTAATGGTTAGAACAATTGATGCTAATCAAGTAAAGAAGTTGGATCGACCTTATATCCAACCAATCTATCTAGTCCATCTTTTGTTAGATGGTGTTACGTTATACTTGAGTGATAGAAACTATACTTATAATGGACATAACTACGAAGACTATCTCTATGATCTAACTGATCTAGGAAATAGATTAAGTCTTGAAGGTGGATATCTTGGAGGCTTAGAAAACTCAAATGTAACATTGAGATTTAAAAATTCTAGATTCAGAACTAAGACTTATCTAATTAACTACTTTGATGATTATCCTGTAGAGAAGAGATATGTAGAAATCTATAAACTTTGTGTTGATAGTGAAAGTGAAGTTTTTGGATCTGATGTATCTACAAAAATGTTTAAAGGAGAGATGAGTCAACCAACATCTGCTTCTAATACAGAGTTCATCGTTCAATGCA